AGACGACATTAAATCATACTTCTCTGGGTTTAGTTTATTTGGAGATGACCCTGAACCTGTTGCGGAACAGAAACCATTATCACAAATGTCCGAAGCTGAAATGAAGGAGTTAGCTGCTTCTAATTCTGGATTTTTCTCGTCGGAAGAAGAAGAATATGCTAAGTTACTACAGCAACGTAAAGCTGAAGAACAAGGTGTGTCTATAGAAAAGACTAACCCAGTATCACCTATCCGTGATAATCAGTTACAGAATAATGATCTTAAAGCTGAAGAGCAAATGGCAAGTAACATTGTTATTCAACAGAATATGATGGGAGGGGGAAGTAAGACACCTCCAGCTAATGTGAAGGCGTCTAACATAAACGTTACGAATAACGTCGACCTAGATAGTTATGCTAAGATATTTTCTAACTCATATTCTTTCTAAATGAAGTGTGCATAGGTCGAAATAATATATTTCGGTCCAGATATAGGTTTAGTACCTTTATGTGGGTGAGTCCAGAATGGCGGGAATAATACAGCTTTCCCTTCTTCTGGGTTCACTATCGCAGCTTCGTTCTCATCTTCCGACCAATCAAATAGCGTATTGCCACCTTCTATAACCGTATTCAAATAAAAGAAACATACCATAAACCTACGAGCCGAAGAATAATCTCCAACGTCGGCATGCCAATCAAACTGCTGTTTACCGTCTGGCTCATACTTCTTCATACGAAACTCTTCAAACCTATATGAAGTTGGGAAGTATTTTACCCCAACCTCTTTCTTGTAGAAGTCCATTAAGTAAGACGAAGCAGAATGAATTATATTACATTCCTTTTCAAAGTCAGGGTCGTTCGATAAGTTTAGCTCTGAGAACTTCTGCTTATCTTCATCGTGTATAGTATGACCAGATGCTTTCTTTTCAAACTTTTGTATTAGTTCTTTACATAAGTCAGATGGGAGCGCATCGGCAACTGGTACGATATAGTCAACTGTGTGTATCATAATTCACCTTTAAAAAACCCCACCGAAGTGGGGCATTTAGATTAACCTTCTTGAGCTAGTTTAGCAAAGTAAGAAAGCGTATCGTCTTCATCGTCAGCAGACGCACCCACTACTGGCTCAGGCGTCGGGGCAGGAGCCGAAGAACGAGGAGCAGATGCCGTTTCATCAAGAGTAACTGACTCAGCTGTAGTCAATGGAGCAGCTTCTTGACCAAGAACCTTCATCAAACGAGCCTTTAACTCATCATATGATTTATAGTTCTTAGGATCAGTAAACTCAGTCAAAGAATGCAGAGAGTTATATACAGTTTCTAGTTTCGTATCGTCACCGTCATGTAATGCAGATGGAGCAGCAAACTCAGAACGGTCATAGTTACGATAGCCTTCAACGTTACGAATCTTCAATTTAAAGTCCGCACCTTCCCAGAAGTCAAATGGGTTAATAGGAGTTTCATCAGCAAACTCAGGTTGCATTGCTTCCATCAACTTATCAAAGATCTTCTTACCGAACTTGTAAAGGAATACTTTACCTTCGTTTTGTGGGTTAGAAGGATCAGAAACTACCATAATGTTGGCAACGTGCGATAAGCGACGTTTGCGCTGACGTACGATAGTCTTATTAGATTCGATTCCAGAGTTCCATAACTCAGAGTTCATCTCACCTAATGGATCAGGTTGACCGATAGAAGTTAGAGACTTCTCGATGTACCATAAACCGCTTGGACCTTTAAAACCGTGATCCCAGTATTTTGCCCAAGGAAGATCTTCACCTTCAGGAGCAGGTAGGAAACGAATAACAGCATAGCCGTTACCAGCTTTATCTACTTCTGGCTTCCAGTAATTATCGTTAGATTCTTTTTGAGTAGAACCACCCGCAGCTGCTGCAGCTTCGACTAGTTTATTGATGGCGCTTGCGCGAGAGCTTTTCATATTAGCAAATGACATATATTTTCCTCGTTGTATATCGTCGTATGTTTTTTGTTTCGGATTATCCAATTTACAGGGGTATTATACCCTATTTTCATTATGAAGTAAAGCCTTTTAAGATAATTTTTTTAACTTTATCGTAATCAGGATTTACAAAGCACTGGTACTTAGTCACCTTGCGGTATAGGTCTGGGAAGATTAATGTTTCCGTTATAACCTTATTCGCTCGGTTCATGAAGCCAGTCAGTTTATTAAGAATCACTAGAGTTTCGAGTTTAATCTCTCCCTGTAGGAATTCTTTAATAATAGGTGGATGCTCGCCTTCCTCTGAAGACAACATCTCGTCGAAAGTGTAATCTTTACTTTCTAACGTATTTATATCGTTCTGAAACTGGTAAGAAAGACTTTCGTGAATACGAGTGTATTCCTTATAGTTCTTTTCACCGTCTTCGTTAATCATATCCCCAACCCATTTAACGTCATGGATAAAGTTGGAGACGTAGTAGTCAACAAGAGCCTTCGAATTCTTCTGTTGCTTGCCGAGTTTAGCAAAGAAGTATTTATCCCTCCGTTTAAAGAAGGATTGCGGTTTAGCCGAAGTCTTAAAGTTATACTTCACCGCATCGTACGAGTCGGACTCGAAGTGTAACTTTATTGACTGATATAATCTAAATGAATCAAACGGTTCAATCATATAGGTAACTGATTACGTCGTTGAATGTAGTTACGTTCCATTGCCTCGGCTTCTAGTTTAGACAATAGAGACGGGGATAGGTATTTACCCGCATCTGTAACTTCAAGATTATTCTCTTCACAAACGAGTACAATAGCTTCAATTGGTCCCATTTGTTTCTTTCGTATATAGGTTTCTACGAGTTTAGTAAACTTCTTACCGTCCATAAACTCTAGTATGTTATCAACCATTAATCAACCCTCACAAGTACTGTCTCATCATTAATACGACCATTCGGAACTTTCTCCTTAGTGGTCAGGGAGTTATATAGTTTATCGAACTGTTTCTGAGTCTTAGATATATTCTTAAGAAACTCATCTGGCGAACGCATAGTCTTAGTCCGCGAAGTCTCAGGATCGAATCCCTTTAACGTAGTTCCAGATATCTCGAATCCTTTCGGTCCTTGGGCAAAGTATTCAGTAATCGTTTTGTATTTCGCATTTACTGCCAGGAGTCTTTGCGAACCGATAATTGTTACTGGGTCTACTGAAGCAATCTTAAGAGTATCGTCTTTCTTCTTATACTTCAATCGAGCAACCTGCTTAGATACATCAACTGTTTTGGCTTTACGAGGTTTGCGAACTGCCTTGTTAGCCACCTTGAACTTATCTAAATCAGTTAGAGCCTGTTCCCATACTTTGATACGTCGTTTAGTTTCACGACGAGTAAGGTGAGAGAATGCTTCAACAGCCTGATCGCACTTCTTATCATAAGCATCAGTCAACTCAAGTAGTCTAGACTCAACTTCTTTCTTAACTTGATTTACAGCAGCAGCCTTGAGACCAAGGGCATTGAACCGATTGTAAATATCGAAGTCAGTCTTTTCGCCTAGTATCCAAGAATCTTCTAACTCGTCGATCTCAGAAAGAATCGTATTGTTAACCTTCTCAGCCATAAGCTGGGCTGGACTTTTCCTAACAACGGCTGTAGTCTCAGATTCTTCTTCGACTTTAGCAGCCAGAACGGCTCTACCTTTTTGTAGTAGCTCTGGGAAGTATGTATTAAAGATACCTTCCTCGGCAGGGTAATTGTCAGGAAACTCCAGACCCAGCTTCTTCCAGTGACAAGCAGCAGCAACATGAGAATACATAGTAAAGTGGTATTCTGGTAGAGCGAATATCGCCTTCGCGTCAGCTTTACTATACGCAGTACGAACATACTCCTTTACAATCTTAGAGTATTCTTTATTCTCGAGCTCCTGATGAAAGTAATGCCTCATCTTGTTGAAGTCAGTTAACGGCGCACCAGAAAGACCCACTTTAATATGCTGACGTTTTATAATTTTCTTAGCCATGTTACAGCTCCTTATCAATTCAATACAAGTATTATACTCTATTCTTTATCAGAAGTAAAGCTTTTTTATACTTTTTTTATCTACGCATACTCGCATGTTCTTTTGCTTCTTCTTCACTTAGTATCGGCACGGCGTTGGACTTGTGCATAGTGGAGATTCCTTTAACAAGAGTTCCGGTGTATTGCTTTGGTTCGGCTTTTGCTGTAGAAATTGGACCCTCCGTCGTGAGGCTTGCGTACTGCTTCGTCTGGCGGTAGTTCTGGAACTTCGGGACATATTCGGTAAACTCCTGTTCTTTCTTCTTTGGCTTTGAGTAAGCATCGTATTTCTTTTTGCGCCCAGACGCATAATGGCGCATAGAACCGTGTATCATCTATCTAATACTCCTGTCGCTGAAATAGCAAAGCGTTCTTCTTGCTCAGTATAACCCTGAAGCGGTTCTTCATCGTGGATGTCAATACTAGAATCAATATCAATGGTCTTACCAATACTTGCTTTACGATAAGTGCCTTTCATCGCAGCCATCATAGCGTGCTTAGACTTATTCTGTAGTTCGATTTTACGAGCAACTTTCTTAATCAATTGGTATCTTTGTTCTTTAGTCATTATTTACATTCCTCATATACTTTATTTTCAAGTTCGTATGCTTCAATTTCCCAAGGCTGATCGGCGTATGGGGTTCCGATATATTCTTTACCGCCCCAGATTTGCTTGGTGGTCATTTTCTTATTACCTGATGGATCTTCTACTAAAACGATTCCGCCATTTTCTAGCATTCTTGAGCTTATCTGTTGGGCGTGAACCATTTCGTGGGCAATGTTAATCAGTAGGTCTTTTTTAGAAATAGTACCGCAAGCGTCTTTGCGAGCAATATCAACGTTAATCTCGTCAACGTCACCGTCGCAATAACCGCCTGCGTTACCTGGAAGTTCTGGTACTAGGTTGACGTCTACGAATGCGTCAGATTGATGTAAATAAAGGTAGTTGTAAACTCGCTCAATATAAGCGGTTAGGGATTTACTCTTAGTTCCAGTAATTGTTAACATAATATAGTCTTCCTATCAATTCAATACAAGTATTATAATTCATATCGGGCAAGAAGTAAAGTCTTTTTTTATAATATTTTGTTATATGCTTATAACTCAATTCCTCTAAAATTTAATTCGTCTTTCATAACTGCTTTCACTTGTGGATAACAACGTTGAGTTTCAATTACCGCACGTAGATGGTCATCGTCCATTTCACTTACTTTCTTATACTGTAGTGGTTCATCACCATTAATACCATATGTACCCCAAGTAACCATTTCACGTGCTTGTTCGTGTACTGTATCTTCATAACGGCACACGAGAGGATATTCATCACCATGAGTACTACGACGAACATAATCCAAACCACCGTCGACCATATACTCTTTACCGTTCGCATCAACATGAGTTTTGTAATCGTGACGACTACGAGATACCAACTCAGTACCATCAGGTGTGGTGATACCGTTGTAAATAATACCTGTTATTTCAGGGTCTTTGATCGGTAATACTGGAAGTTCTTTAAGAAATAATTTAAGTGTCTGACTATCATCTTGAAGCGAAGATGTTAACTGACCTGGTTCAAAGTAACGAACCAATTGACGACCTTCATCGTCAATAACTTCTAAACGGGTAACTTTTTCTAAATCAATCATTATATAACTCCTCTAAGAATTCTAGCAAATCAGTGTCTTTGGGAAAATAAGCAAATGGTCCAGTATGCCCATAAGATGGGCTAGTACTACCATATATTTTAACCACGTGTTTGATACCATACGCCTTTACAAGCATGTCAACTTCTTTTTTAAAAGCATTGATGATAAGTTGTTCTGCATTCATACTATTGTACCCATACTAAGTCATAACGTTCAGGCATTGATGCGCAACTAAGGACTTGACTGTTCTTACCTGATTGATGCTTGATAACTCGTACACATTCACCGCTCATATTAGACTTGTGTACTTCATACGACGGGGTGTTAACTATTTTAGCAACGGCGAACGCAATCAAAAGGGCGAACGCAACAGAACCAGCAAAGCCAAGCCAATGTTTAATCTTTTCCATAGTATATCTCCTCAATTCAATACAAGTATTATAACTCAAGTTACTTCAAAAGTAAAGCACTTTCGTTATAATACTTTGCTATATGCATATAACTTTAAGTCCATAAATCCTTATAATATTTCCCGAATAATCTAAACCCATTCTGAGCACGATCTTGTTTATAACCGATAACATAATCGTTAGAATCAGTCATCGCATATTCAAACGCCCATATCATTTCGTTGAGTACATATTTCCAACGGTTATGCCAATGTACATCAATCCCTTCAAAGGTCTCGACTTCAGGCGCACGTATCTCATCGGGCACATCTTCGTTATCAACGCAAGGCGCTCCCTTTTTATCTTCTTTTATTTGAAGTAACACAGGATGAATGATATGGGCTAGAGTAACATCAGCCGACCAGACATCTCGTGGTACGATTTCTACGTCGGCTTTTATCTGTTCTTGAAACTCAGTTTCATCGTATTCAATATTTACTTTCATTATATGGCCATTGGTGCTTTAATGGAGGGCATCGGATTATAGTTTTCTAACTTGTAGTCAGAAGTCTTGGTTCTTAGTAACTGTGACAATGTTCTAAACTCAGGCATTACTAACGTTGGTCCAGATTGTGGTGCACGCTTCAATTGTTCGGTCACTTGGTCTACGTGGTTAGAGTAGATATGAGCGTCGCCGATAGTATGTACGAAGTCGCCAACTTTCAAGCCAGTCATTTGAGCGAGCATATGAGTTAGCA